AGCGCCAGCAGCCGGTCGCCCACCGCGCCCGAGGCATCCTGCCCGCCGACGATGATGCGGAAGGCGGGGGTCATGTGCGTCCCTCCGCTTGCCATTTCGCCAATTCGGTGTAATTCGTTGCGCCGCAGGGTGTCCAATCGGGGCAAGCCGTCCCCAGCCATGTCCCGCCCCCGCAAGTGCATTTGGGCCGTGTGCATCTGCACCGACAGTGAGACACTGCGCAGGTCCCCCAATTGTTCGCCAGATAAGAAGCCAAGTGCATGATCATCCGCGATCCTCCGCTTCCTTCGCGGGGCGATGCGCTTGTGGTGCCGATGCCGGACGAATTACAAATGTGGCCGACTGTTTATCCGCCGATTGAAGTGACCTGGAATGCTGAACAATCCCAACTCGTGCTTGTCGGAACGGTCGGCGTCGGGGTTGATCAGCAAATTCGGTTCGGTCTTGAAATGACCCCGGCTGCATCCAGACAACTGCTGCTGTGTATCGCGCGTCTGCTGGAACATGTGGATGCAGACGCAATAGATACCAGACCGCGCGATCTGCAATGAAGCCCCACAGGGACAGGCCGCACCGCTTCATGTCCGCCCCCACAGCCGGACCTGCCCGGCCTCCACCGGGGCGGCAACCACCGGCAGGGTGATCAGCACGCCCGCCGCGTAGACCGGGCCAAGGGCGGCCAGGCCGGGGTTGGCGGCCAGCACGGCGGGAACGTGGCGTTCGGTGCCGTACTGCATGCGGCAGATCGCATCGAGCATGTCGCCATCGGTGGTGCGCCAGAGGCTCATGCCCGGTCACTCCCATAGGCGCGCAGGGTCACGTTGAACTCGATCCTGCGCGGCGCGCCATCGGCCAGGAAGACCGATTTGGTCTCGGACACGCGGGTGATGACCCAGCGCTGCCACACAAAGCCCAGGCCATCGACCAGCATCATCGGCTGGCCCAGCCGGGCCACCGCGCGCATCAGTTCCATCTGGCGCAGCCCGCCCTTGAAATGCGGGTAAACCACCCCTTCAAGGGTGATCTCTTCGGCATCCGGGCCAAGGAACTGCAGCGCGGGCGCGCGCCCCAGCCGGTCCTGCCGGGACCAGCGATAGGCGGCGTCGCGGGTGAAGCTTTGGTAGCTGGCGCGGTTCACGCCGAAGCGGAAGGTGCCCAGCGCCATCATGATGGTTCCCAGGCTAATCGGCATGCAGCCCCCTGTCGTCCAGATACGCCCTGATCGACGCTGCTTCCGAGAGCTGGCGGCGCACCTCGCGGGCGATCGCCTCGGGCGACTGGCCCGGTGCGGCGTTGACGGTGATGCCGCCCACGTTCACCTGGGTGGAGGCCCCGTTCGGCGCGGCGCGCGGGCGCAGCGGGGCCACCGGGGCGGCAAAGGCCGCCATGTCGTCCATCGCGCCGGCCATGCCGCCGTAGCCATCACTGCCAATCGCCGCCGTGCCGCCCGCCTCGGGCGACCGCAGCCAGTCGGGCGTGATCGCGTTCAGCTTTTCATTCGCCCAGGCGACAATCGCGGCCATCACACCCTTCATGCCCTCCCACAGCGAGTTCATGATCCGCGCACCGGTTCCGGCAAGATCGATGGACTCAAAGGCATCGACCAGCGCAAAGGTGATGTCGGAAAAGGTCCAGCCGGTGAGGTAGGTGAACAGCGCTTCGGCGGCGTCCGCCATAAGCTGGAACGGGTTGAGTTCGGCAATGGCGGCGAACACCCCGTTCAGCAGCCCTTCGTCAAAGGCCTTGCGGATGCGCTCCATCTTTTCGCTGAAATAGGCGACGATGCCGTCCCAGTTGTAGTAGATCACGGCGGCAAGGGCAGCAAAGGCGAGGGCCAGCAGGATCACCGGGTTGGCGACGATCAGCGCCAGGCCGCGCGAGATCATCAGGATGCCGCGATGTATGCCGAAGAGGGTTCTCGAAAACACCAGACCCAGCGCGATCCAGCCCAGCACGTCCCACCCGCCGAGCAGAATCGAAGCGCCTTCCAGGAAGGGATAAATCTGATCCCGCCACGTTTCGTATATCCCGGTGCCAAGCCACTTGATGCTTTGCAGCACCCAGAGAATGTTGTTGCCCAGATCAGTGGCCCAGCGCTGCAGGGAGCCGTCTGCGGCCATCTGGTCAAGAGTATCCAGCAGACCATTAAGTTCGCCCTTCATCCAGTCAAACAGCCCCGAGGCCATGACCATCCGCCGGAACCGCGTCCACTGGTCGCGCAGGTTGGAAATGATCCCATTCCAGGTCTGCGATGCCCGGTCCGCCGCACCGTCATATCGCGTGCCCAGCGCATCCATCAGCAGGGTGATCTCTTCTTTGCCCAGCTTCCCCTGTTCCGACAGCTTCTGCACTTCCGCCGCGCTCTTGCCCATTGCTTCCGCCAGCAGGTCCCAGACCGGCACGCCGCGTTCCAGCATCTGCATGGCCTCTTCGCCCTGCAGCTTGCCCTTGGTCCAGGCCTGCCCCAGCGCCAGGGTCAGCCCGTCCAGCTGTTCCGCGCCGCCGCCGGTGGCCGCCATCGTGTCGACCATCGCCTGCAGCGACCCCGTGGTCGGGTCCAGGCCGAAGGCGCGCAGCCGGGCATAGGCCTGCACGGTTTCCTCGACGCTCAGCGGGGTGCGGGTGGCAAAGGTCTCGATCCAGGCCATGGCGCGTTCCGCCCCTTCGGCCGAGCCTTCCAGCGTCGTCAGCTGCACGTTGAACTGTTCGAACTGTGCCGCCGGGCGCACGAAGCTGGCGGCAAGCGCCGTCATGCCTGCGCCATAGGCCGCCACCACCGCCCCGCCGCGCAGCGCGGCATTGCCCATGTCGTTCAGGCCCGCGCCCATCAGCCGCGCCCCGGCGTTCACCCGTTCGGCCTGGCGCATCAGGCTGTCGCCGCCGATCCGTTCGATGGTCTTCATCGCGGCCCGCGCCGGGGCCGTGGCCCGGTCAACCAGGCGCAGGATCAGGGCGATGTTCAGATCAGCCATCGGTCTCCTCGTGCCGTACCTTCGCCTTCAGCCACCAGCGCGCCAGTTCCTCGGGCATCATCGGGTCCATGTCCCGGGGTGCCCAGTGGAAGACAAGGGCGAGGTCCGCCATCGTCTCCTCGATGTCGTCATGCGGCAGGGTTACAGGGTCTGATCCCGGTCCAGCGCCGCCATCTGGTCCGGGGTTGCGAAAAAACTGACCACCGTTCCCGCCAGCGCCAGGAAGTCGGCCGGGTCCAGCGCCGCCACCTCTTCGGGCAGCAGCGACGGCTGGGTGACGCGTGGCAACAGCCGCTCCAGCGCGCGCACATCCATGCGCAGCACGTCGGTAAGGGCCAGCCCGCGCAGCGCGCCGACATTGGGCTTTGCCACCGTCACGGCGGTGATCGGGTCAGCGCCCTTGCGGGCGACCGGGGTTTGAAAGGTGACTTTGCCCATCCTTCATTCCCCCCTTAAAGGCCCATCGCGCGGCGGAGGTCGGCCAGCTGGTCGACCCCGCCGATCACGCGCAGCCCGTTGACCAGGTCCACCTCGTGGATCTGTTCGCCGTTGATCTCCAGCCGGTAATACCGGACGTCCATCATCAGCTTCAGCGTGGCCATGGTGCCCGGTTTCAGATCGCCGGTCTCGGCTCCGGTGATCAGCCCGCCGATGGTGGCGATGATCGTGTCGGCCCCGTCACCCACATCGCCGGCCGCCGCCGGGCGCAGCACGAAGCGCTGCTGCAGCCCCGGCTTTTTCAGAAGCTCGGGCGACCATTCGGCAAAGGTGATTTCCGAGGTCATGCCCTCGACCCCCATGTCGATGCCGACAGGCCCGTCCATGCCCGCGCCCCGGTGGGCCTCGGTCATGATCTTCATCTGGGGCAGCTTCGCCTCGGTCGCCAGACCGAAGTAGCTGATGCCATCGACGAAGGCGTTGAAGTTTCGCAGCATGCGCGGGATTGCCATGGTCAGGTCTCCTTACTGCGCCGTCGCGACGGCGTTGACGAGTTCGGTGTAGTAATCGCCCTCGCGGTGGGCGCGGAACGTCAGCTGTTCCAGCGGCGCGGGCGGCTCGATGTCGAAGTCGAGGTAAAGCTTGCCCGCCATCAGTTCGGTGGCCGAGTTCAGCTCGGGGTCGATCCAGACCTTGCCGCCCAGGATCGCGCCGCGCCGCTTGAGCGTGTTGAGATAGCTTTGCACCGTGTCCTTGATATCCAGCAGCAGCTGGGCCGAGAACGGGCGGTCCATCGCCCAGAGCAGCGCCTCTTCGATGGACTCGTAGACCATGTCGGCGGTGCGCCGCACCGGCAGGAAGGTCCACAGCGGGTCAGACGCCGTGCTGCGGTTGCCCCACAGCCGGAACCCGTCCTGGCGGATGATCGTGGCCACGTCCTGTTCGTTCAGGCGGTTGGCCTCGGTCTCGGCCGAGCTGATCGCAAAGCTGACCGGGCGGGCGGTGCCGCTGATGCCTTGGACGATCTGGTTCGACGGCGACCACCAGAAGCCCTTGGTCGCATCCAAGTAAGACAGGATGC